AAAACAACTCAGCAAATGACTTGTTTTCTACACAAATTATAATTAGCAAAGAAACTGCCATTGATATGGCTAACGACTTATTACAAAAAGCCAATCAATTAGAATAGTATGGATGGATGGATAAAATTAGAACGCAGTTTGTTAAATCATTGGATTTTTCAAGACCCAGTTAAACTTAGAATTTGGATTGGTTTGCTATTAATAGTTAATCACTCAGACCAAAAAGTAAACATTGGACAAAACATTTATGACTGCAAAAGAGGTCAATCTGTACGCAGTTTATTAAGTTGGGCAAACACATTTAAAGTGTCAAAAGACTACATAAGGAACTTTTTTAAACTTCTTGCAAAGGATGGTATGATTACAATTGAAAATATTCAAATTTCTACACGGATAACTATTTGTAATTATGATACTTATCAAGACACTTCAAACGCAAAACAAACGACTTCCAAACGCAAACCAAACGCAAACCAAACGCAAAGTCACACAAACAAGAATGATAAGAATGATAACAATGAAAAGAATGAAATAAAAATATACAAATCATTTCTGCATCTTTCAATAACAAATGAAGAAGTACATAAACTAAATTTAGCGGGTTACACTAAACAACAGATTGACGATGTATTGGAATCAATAGAAAACTACAAAAAAAATACAAGTTATGTAAGTTTGTACTATACCGCCAAAAAATGGCTTCAAAAAGAACAAGCAGAAAAAAGTAAAACAACCGAAAGACCAATGGTACATTAATTATGACAATAGCAGTAATAGAAAAGGAATCAAAGCGTGAATATCAAATTGATATTTCCAAAGGTGGCGAAAACAAACAGACTTGCCCAGCTTGTTCTCACGAACGAAAAAAGTCAAAAGATAAATGCTTTAGCTACAACGCAACAAAGGAAGTAGGAAGTTGCTCTCATTGTGGTAAGGCTTTTTACAAGAAGTTAGAGAAATTAGAAAACAACTACCAAAGGATTGAATATAAACGACCTATTTGGAAAAACGAAACAACACTATCTGAAAAGTTGGTTAAGTGGTTTGAAACAAGGAAGATTAGCCAAAAAACATTATTAAAGGCAAAGATTACAGAGGGATTAGAATGGATGCCACAAACAAACGGAAACATCAACACCGTACAATTTAACTACTTTAGAGATGGTGAATTGATAAACGTAAAATATCGCACTGGCAACAAACAATTCAAATTGGCAAAAGATGCTGAGTTGATTTTTTATAATTTGGATGCAGTAAAAGACCAAAAAGAAATAATAATTGTTGAAGGTGAAATTGATTGTTTAACATTAATTGAGTGCGGAATTGAAAATGTTATTAGCGTTCCAAATGGTGCTACAATAGGCAGAAACAATCTTACTTACTTAGACAATTGCATAGACCTATTTGATGAAGATACAAGGTTTATATTGGCCTTAGATAACGACCAAGCTGGAAATAGTTTAAGAGATGAATTTGCCCGAAGATTAGGGGTTGAAAATTGCTCAAAGGTAGCGTTCAAAGATTGCAAAGATGCAAATGAATGCTTGGTTAAATACGGAATGGATGGGATTTTAGAAAGCATAAACAACAAAATTGAATATCCTTTAGTCGGCATATTTACCTCCACAGACTTAAACGAAGAGATAGATAATTATTACAACAACGGATTGCCACAAGGCGAAACAATAGGCTTAGAAACATTTGATGAAAACCTTAAATTTCATTTAGGATACATCACAACGATTACAGGCATCCCAAATCACGGAAAGTCGGAGGTATTAGATTTTATTTGTGCATCATTAAACATTCGTGCCGGGTGGAAGTTTGGTTTATTCAGCCCTGAAAACTATCCTTTAGAACTTCACTTTAGCAAGTTTGCTGAGAAATTAATAGGCAAAGCATTTGATGGAAATTACAAAATGAATAAAATGGAATTGGAATTGGCCAAAGATTACTTTTCAAAAAACTTCTTTTTCATAAAACCCGAAAATGATTTTAAACTTGAGGATATTTTGCGGATGGTAAAAAGTTTAATTAGAAAATACGGAGTAAATGCTTTTGTAATTGATGCTTGGAATAAGTTAGAACACAATGAAGATTCAACACACTATGTTTCAAAACAATTGGATATATTAGCAACATTTTGTGAAAGAAATATGGTACATTGCTTTTTAGTGGCTCACCCAACTAAGATTATGAAAGATAAAAAAACGGGTTTATTTGAAGTGCCAAACCTTTACAACATAAATGGATCTGCAAACTTCTTTAATAAAACTCACAACGGATTAACCGTATATCGCAACTATGATTCCAAGAAAACAGAAATATACATACAAAAAGTAAAGTTTAAACACTGGGGACAGTCAGGCACAATGTGTTCATTGGGATGGCACTTTATTAATGGAAGATATTATACATTTATCCCCGACAATACCAATTGGATATTAGGAGAAAAGAAACAAGTAGAAGCATTTGAACTACCACCAACCCCAATAAAGCCCAACGGAGCATTCGACACACCAATAAACAAAAAAGATAATTGGGACTTTATCCCAAAGAATGAATTTACAGACATAGGCAACGATGCCTTTTAACGACAAAACAAAAATAATAGATTTGATTTTCAGCAAGTTATAAAAAATAAGCAAAATATTATTGATTGCGTGGTACAAAATAAAAATAAGTGTGTACATTTGTCAAAGAAATAACAATTAGGAATCATGACAAACGCAACCAATTTTCACTTAATGACAAAAGGAACATTCTCAAAATGTGATTTGCCTACAACCGCACCCGATTATATTTCTTTAGATAAATTTGGCAATGTATCTTCTAAATATTGGTACACGACAGAAGGGGTTGTCAGACAATCTAACCACTGGGGTAGAGTTGCTTCTTGTATTTGGACATTGAAAGGGTTTTCGACAACAATAAATGATTGCGAGGTTTCAAAAAACGAATTAGTCGGTTATATTTCATTTGCAGATTTAGACAACTCTACAAGCAAATTTCAATTAATTGTTGATGAGCAAGCAAAAGTAATAGCAAAAGAAGTTGAAAATTTAACCGCTATTTTAGAAAGAACACCAACTTTTAGAGATGGAATGGCAACAGAAAAAGGAATTGAGGCAAATGATAAATTTAAAGAACAATTAAAAAAATTATTTAATTTATAAAATGGCAACTAAAACAACCCAAAACCCAAAAGGAGCAGGAGCAAAACAAAAATACGGAGAGCCTACAGAAGTTCTCCGTTTTCGAGTGCCTCAGTCAAAAAAAAACATATTCCGGGCTAAGGCCAAAGAAATTCTAAAAGTTTGGGAAACAGATTTGACAATTAAATAATTTGTATATTTGCACAATGGCAATAGCCGATAAATACGATTAAATACGAATGGCAAAATTTGAGAAAGGCAATTCGGGAAAACCGAAAGGAGCAAAAAACAAAATAACTAAATCAGTTAAAGAAGTAGTTTTTGATGTATTTGAAAAGCTACAAGCAGACCCAAAAGCAAATTTATTAATTTGGGGTAGAAACAACACAACTGAATTTTATAAGATTGCTGCCAAGCTAATTCCAACAGACATAAAAGCAGACATTGAAAGTAAAAGTGATTTACTTATAAAAGTAGTCCGTGAGTGAGGTAATAATTAAACTCCAAAAAAGGCATATCAACCAAGAGTTGATTATGCAAACAAAAAGGCGATTCAATGTTTTGAAGTGTGGTAGAAGATTTGGAAAGACCTCCATAGCCAAAGAACTAATTATTGAACCTGCATTGGATGGATTTCCAGTAGCTTATTTTTGCCCTACATACAAAGACCTTAATGACTTTTGGATTGACATTGTCAAAATACTTGGCGATGCCATCAAGCAGAAGAATGAACAATTAAAGCAAATTAGATTGATAACGGGAGGTGTTATTGATATGTGGTCATTAGATGAACCCGACTCTGGTAGAGGTCGAAAATACAAACGAGTAGTTATTGACGAGTGCGAAAAAGCTAAAAAACTTAAAACCGCTTGGAACGGAACAATAAGAGCAACCCTAACAGATTACATTGGGGATTGTTGGTTTTTATCTACACCTCAATTCGGTAAGACTTACTTTAAAGAGTTGTTCAAAAGGTCAACCGATGAAAAGTATCAACACGAATGGCAAGGATGGAAGTTTACAACATACGACAACCCATTTATGGATGCTCAAGAGATAGATTCAGCAAAGGCAACACTTGATCCGATGTACTTTAATTGTGAGTATCTGGCTGAGGATGTTACCCTTGACACTATGTTATGGGCTTATGCTTTTGAGCCTAATAAACATTTGCAGAAAGTTGAGATACTAAAAAACTTAGAGATAATTTTATCATTTGACTTTAACAAAAACCCAATTAGTTGCTCAGTTTTACAAATACCATCCTTTGACACTATTCGAGTAATCGAAACGATTAAACTTGCTAATTCAGATATTTATGAACTTTGCGATGTGATTAAGACCAAGTATGGAAACACACTTTACTTGGTTACTGGCGATGCAAGTGGTTCATCTACCTCAGCGATGGTTCAAGACAATATGAACTATTACAAGATAATCAGAGCCAAATTAAATCTATCAAATAATCAAATGATGGTGCCGGTAGTTAATCCGAGATTAGCGGATAACCGAGTATTGGTTAATAGCTTATTGAGTAGAGGGAATGTTCTATTGGATAAGGACAACACAAAGCCATTGCAATTCGACTTTGAGAATGTTACGGTGTTGCCTGATGGCTCAATTAAGAAAGCAGATAGAAACGACCCTGCCCAACAATCCGATGCCTTAGATACTTTTAGATACGCTTGTAATACATTTTGTTCAAAGTTTTTGGTTAGAGATTAAAAAAAATTAGTAAGTTTGCAAACAACAATTAAAAACTATGAAAACAATTAAGCACAAAAATTTAACAATAACATTTTATAAACAAAAGCCTATTTTAAAAAAAGGTGATTTAGTAATGTACGTTAATGATAGATTTACTTATAGTATAGATTTTATAAAAGAAGTAAAAATGTTTGATGCCAATAATTCTTTCGAAATTGAGGATATTATTGAAATGTACGAAAAAAGGTTAGAATTGGGAGTTTATAAAAAAAACGAAAAAGTAACAGAACGCCTTTATTTAAATTACTTTACATACTCAACTAATGATTGTATAGATGTTCAATGTACAAAATTTCATGCAAAAGGTATTAAAGGTATAAACGAAGCTTTATTGTTACATGAACTTAAAGAAAAAAAAACATTTAAAAAGTTAGCGAACAAAATACAAGAATTACAAAGCCAATTAAATAATAGAGTGTTATGTTCAGTGTAATCATACCTACCCTTTGGAAATCTGACAAGATAAAGCCATTAATTCAATCGCTAATTGATTGCGAGTTGGTAAATGATATAACTATAATTTCAAATGAAAGAAGCGAGTTAGAAAAAGAGTTATTGATTTACAACACCAAACTTTATATTGATAAAAGGGTTGAAAATTTATTTGTAAATGAGTCGTGGAATTATGGAGTTAAACTTGCCGACAATGATAACATTGCCATCCTTAACGATGACATCCTAATTGACACTAATGTTTTTAGCTTCTTAAACGATAAGTTAACAGATGTTGGAGTAGTTGGTATGTGTTTTGAGAATTATGCCTTAAAACAATCCGTATCAATGAACCTTACCGATGTAGTTGAACGACCCTATGGATATGGATGTGCAATGTTCATCCACAAATCTAACTATGTAGATATTCCATTTGAGTTAAAGATTGCTTGTGGTGATGACTACCTAATCAAATACGCTAAAGGCAAAGCCAAGAAGCTATACGGATGCAAGATTGAAAGTGATATAAGCACCACAACAAGACTTCCTGAATTTGGACTTATACAAGCAGAAGATTATAAAATATTTACCGAAAAATATAAATAATGGCCCATCAAGAGCAAATAAACTTCTGCAAATCAGTTAAAGAATTTATGCCTGACTTTTTTAAAGGAGTTAGCGTTTTAGATATTGGTAGTTTAGATATTAATGGAAACAACCGATATTTATTTGAGAATTACGATTACACTGGCATTGATATTGGAGAAGGTAAGAATGTTGATATTGTTTGCAAAGGCCACGAATTTAAACCTGCTGAGAACCACAAATTTGATGTTGTTATTTCTACTGAATGCTTTGAACACGATAAACATTGGAGAGAAACGGTAAGAAATGTAATCGACAATCTATTAAAGAGTGGAGGTTTATTTTTATTTACTTGTGCAACCACAGGCAGAC